ACGCCGAGCCGATCTTCACCGTCTACGAGCCGTCTGCACGGATGCGTGAGATGCAGAAGACGTGGAACGACTCCACCAAGGGTCGCAGTGGTGCCGATGCGCGTAACGCCTTCCGTCAAGCGCTCGAAGGACGTCCGGTGACCGGCACAACTGGCGGCAAGAAACCCAAGGTCACGCTCGGCAAGTCGAGCATGGATCGGGCGCAGGTCGAGTTCCTTCTCAAGCAGGCGCAAGGGATGAAGGACTCCCCGTGGCGCACAAATCAGATCGACCGGCTGAGCAAACTGCTCGCCGGCAAGTAATCAGCCTCCCGCCTGGTGCGGGGAAGTACAACAATCCGTCCCAGGAGGACATCAGTCATGACCGTGCCCATCATTGAGCCCGTAGTAGTCCCTGCCGCCCCCGCGGCTCCCGTAGTCCCTCAGGCGCCCGCAGCTGCGGCGCCCGCGGAACCCGCCAAGCCTGTCGAGCCGGCCAAGGTCAACAACCCTTGGGATGACCCGGAGGCCGCGAAGGCTGAGATCACCAAACTCCGGCAGGAGAACGGTGCGGCCCGTACCAACGCCAAGGCTCAGGCAGCCGAGGAAGCGCGCAATGAGTTCGCTCAGTCCATCGCCAAGGCCCTCGGGCTGAGCAAGGATGCCGAACCCGCAGATCCGGCCAAGCTCACTGAGCAGCTGACCGCAAGTTCCGCCGAGGCACGAGCCGCGCGAGTTGAACTCGCCGTGTTCCGCGCTGCGGGCAGCATCGCCGATCCTGTCGCGTTGCTGGACTCAAAGACGTTCCTGGCGAGCGTCAAGGACATCGACCCCACGGACGGTGCGGCCCTGCAGGCTGCGATCGCCGCCGCTGTCGAGTCGAACCCTCGTTTGGGTTCAGCATCACCTTCACGCCTGCCCGCACCGAACCCTGCACAGGGGTCGAGCGGCTCTGGTCCTGTTGCTCCGCAGCAGTTGTCCAAGGCGGACGTGTCGCGCATGTACGCCGAGAAAGATTACGACGGCATCGCCAAGGCTCAGGCCGAGGGTCGCCTGTCGAACCTGATGGGCGCCTGACCAACCACTTCTTCCCCAGAAAGAGAGAGCCATCATGGCTATCACCAAGTTTCAGCCCGAGGTCTGGTCCGCCCAGCTCCTCTCTATCCTTGCCAAGTCTCTCGTCTACGCGGGAGCCCCGTGCGTGAACCGCAACTACGAGGGCGAGATCAGCGCCTACGGCGACACCGTCCACATCACGAACGTCGCCGACGTCAACATCTTCTCGTACAGCACGAACACCGACCTGACCGCAGTGCAGGCCCTGACCGATGCCGAGCAGTTGCTCCTGGTCGATCAGGCCATGGCGTTCAACTTCCAGGTTGACGACATCGACCTGCGCCAGTCCCGCTCCGGTGGTGCCTTGATGACTGAGGCTGCCCAGCGTGCCGCGTTCGGGCTCGCGAACGTCGCTGACACGTTCGTCGCCGGCCGCATGGCGGTCGGGGCCACCAACGCACTCGGCCTGATCGATGCGTCGTCCACTCAGGGCAACGTGTACGACCTCCTGATCGTCCCGGCGAAGGTGAAGCTCGACCAGAACAACGTCCCCCAGGACGGCCGGTTCCTGGTCATCGACCCGGCCACCTATGGCAAGCTCCTGCGGGACACCCGGTTCATCCACTTCAACGAGTCTGGCCCCGGTGACGGCGCCACGTTGCACAACGGCCAGGTCGGCCAGGCCGCGGGATTCAATATCCTCATGAGCAACAACGCCTTCCAGGCCAACCGCACTGGTATCTCGACCACGACCGCGTCGGGCGCCAAGTCCCTGACCTCGGCTGCGGGTACGTGGAACCAGGGCGATGTTGGCCTGACCGTGACCGGCACCGGTTCGGGCGCGGCCAACGCCATCGCCTCGGTCAACGCTGATGGCTCGGTTGCGACCTGCACAGTCAACAGCACGGCGTCCGCGCTCGTGACCGACTTCGTCGTCAGTGGTGGCGGGCAGTTGGCCATCGCAGGGTCGTCCATCGCGACGTCCTATGCCGAGCAGATCAGCAAGGTTGAGGCGTACCGCCCCCAGGCGCGCTTCGCCGACGCCCTCAAGGGCCTGCACCTCTACGGCGGCAAGGTTCTGCGCCCCCAGGCGCTGGTCGTTGCGTCCGTCAAGGTCGCCTGACCCAACCCTGAGTAACCCAGTGGTACACGCCGAGAGGAGTCGGACATGACTGTTCCGATTGCAATCCCGTCCGATCTCGGCGTGTACCTGACGGGTGACCCCGCTGGTGTTGAAACCGTCCGGGCCACGCAGAGCCTCCTGTTGGCTCAGAACCTCTGTGAGACCATCTGGTCGGCACTTGACGTCACAGCATTGGGCACGGTCTTGGCCGTGGCTGGCAGGCAGTACACCAACGTCACGTCAGCCACGACAGTTGCGATCGGTTCCGGGCATGTCGGATACGGCACCACGGGCGGATCTCTGGGTGTCGGCGGGCTGTACCTGTCCCGCTCAGACAAGTCCACCCTGCGCAGGCTTGCGAGCCGCTCTGGAGCGTTCAACATCGACCTGCTGCCCAACCCGTGGCCGCCCGTGGTCCCATGAGCGCCATCTCGGTGTTCTGGGTCCACACGGCGACCGTGGAGACGTTCACAGGCGCCGGGCCTACCGGTGACACCTACGCGGCGCCCGTGTCCGTCAAGGGCTTCCTTGATGACGGGGTTGTCCTCGTGCAGTCCGGTGCCGGTGAGCAACTGGTGCAGAAGTCGATCTTCTACGCGCCCCTGACGTTCACCGTTGCGGGCGTTCAGTACGTCTCCCGTGACGTGTTCCTCCCCGAGTCGCAGGTCACGGTCAACGGCAAGGTCGCTCAGGTATCAGAGACTCACCTCCGCGACGGCGGTTCGCTCGGGCTGCCGGACCACATCGAGGTGCATTTCTCATGACCATGACGTGGGAGAACAACCTCAACCTCGAAGACATCGCCGCCAAGGTCCGGGCCAACGTCGTGGACGCACTGGCTGAGGGTGCAGACATCATCCTCAGGGAGTCCGACCTTGACGTGCCCAAGGAAGACGGCGACCTCGCGGCATCCGGGCGAGTCAAGAAAGACCGGGGCGGGTTGAATACTGTTGGTATCACTTACGACGGGCCTTATGCCCGGTACATCCACGAGCACATCTTCTTTAAGCACCCTCATGGCGGACAGGCCAAGTTCCTGGAGATGGCGATGATGTTCAAGGGCCAGGAAGCGATCAACAAGGCCGGCGAAGTCCTCTGGGACAAGATATGAGCTTCACTGTCGATTTGCTGACCGGGCTCTCGACCTACCTTGCTGCGAACGGCGTCACGACGCCGGTGTTCTTCAAGGCGCTGCCGACCACCCCTGACCGTTGTATTGCAATCACCGCATATGCCGCCACGGATGAGGCCAAGGTCGCCCTCTCGCACGTCCGTGTGCAGTTCTGGTTCCGCGGTGTGGTCAACAACAGCCTCGACGTGGATGAACTTGGCGACTCCGTGTTCAACCTCCTGCAAGGCGCTGAGGACCTGACGTTCGGCACCGCGCACGTGGTGCAGGCGCTCCGCGTGTCGTCCATCCAACTTGGTGCGGACGCCAACAAACGGTCCGAACGTTCCGACAATTTCACACTCGATCTGGACGTCCCTGTGACGCCCGGTCGTCCCTGGTAACAAACAGCCGCACCAACCGGCCTCACGACGCCTGTCATGGGGTTCTTTCGTATGCCCACAGAAAGGGCTCACCATGTCAAGTTCAACTTCGCTTGCCCGAAAGTTCAGGGTGGACGTCACCGCCGACCTGACGTTGGCCGCCGGCTGGCTTCAGCTCAACGGGATCTACGGCCTCAAGCCGGACGTCACCCCCAAGACCATCGACACGTCCGCGTATGACACCAACGGCTGGGACAGCAACGAGGTCATCAGCAACGGCTTCGCAGTGAGCACGGACTTCTGGCGGCGCACCGCTGCCGGTGTGTACGACCCGGGCCAGGAGCTCCTGCGCGCCCGCGTCGGACAGAGCGGCGACAACGCCCGCGTCGGTGTCCGCTGGTACGACAAGAACGGCGGTCCGGAGGCGTACCAGGGTGTCGCCCTGGTGAAGTGGTCGCGGGCCAAGGATGGTGTCGCCGATGGTGACGCCGCGACGGTTGTGATGACTGGCGACGGTCTGCTGTTCCCGATCACCAACCCAGGCACCGCTGCGACGGTTCCGGTCATCCTGTCCGCGCTGCCGTCTGGTGTGGCCGCTGCTGGCGTGGTGACCATCACTGGTGCTGGCTTCACAGGCACGGTCGCCACGACCGGCGTGAAGTTCGGTGCGACCTCGGCCACCACGTGGTCCGTCGTGTCGGACTCGGTCATCGTCGCGGTCATGCCGACCGGTTCTGCCGGTGCGGCCAACGTCACGGTCACCAACGCCGTTGGCGTGTCCACCGCCTACGCCTACACCCGCGCCTAATCCCAGTCGTGACGCGGGCGGCTTCGGCTGTGGTCGCCCGCGTCACTCAACAGCCACCCACAGCCGAACAGCCAAAGGAGACAGCCATGCCACTCGAACCGTTCGAGAAGGTTCAGCCCGAACCCCTCACCTTCCCTGTCGGACAACACAAGTACACGATCCCGCCCCTCGGGTACCTGAAGGGCGTTCGGCTTCAAGGGATGCTCGCAGGCACCGACCACACGATGGATACCAAGGGCGCGGATGCCCTCTGGGAGTTCGTCCTGGGCGATGTGTGGGAGCAGATGAAGGCGGACGACGCGCCAATCGAGGCCATGACCCGGATCGCGTTTGCGACCCTGGCCGACGTCACGCAGGGCCGTGAAATGGCCGAGAAGGTTTGGAAATCGGGTATCCCCCCGGAAGCACTGGCCGCCGCGATGGCGGCCATTCAGGCGACCGCGCAGCCGACGCAGCCCAGTACGGTCGCGGCACCCAAGACCCGGCAACAGGCCTCTTCGAGTGGTACGAGTTCCCGGAGGGCTTCGACCCGCAAGGCGGCGGTGAAGGCGAAGGCGTCTCGGTCCTGACCCTGTTCGCCCAATGGCCGCTGATCGTGGCCGACTTCGCCAGCGAGTACGGGATTCGCCTGCCCAACGAGACGGACCTCAGCCTGACGTGGTCGGCGTTCTTTGCCTACCTGACCGGGCTGATGGTTGCTGACACCCGCCTGTCCCGCCACTTCGCCAAAGATCCAGAACCCGAAGGAGGTCCGCAGTGAGCGAAACCTCGGCCGGGGCGATCATCGGGACGCTTCGCCTAACGATCACCGACTTCGAGTCGGGCATCGCCAAGGCTCAGGCGTTGGCTGACAGCCTCGATGGCAAGAACGTGAACGTCGACGTCAAGGTGGATTCTGGCGCCGCTGAGACGAAACTCGCTGCGGTTGCTGCGTCTGAGGACAAGGTTGACGGGGGCAATAAGAAGATTGCCCAGTCCGGCAAGGATGCGGGCAAGGGCATGGGCCTGCTGTCCATGGCGATCGTCGGTCTTGGCCCGGCGATCGTCCCCCTGGCTGCCGGTGCTGCCGGCCTCGCTGTGGGCTTCGGTGCGATGGGCGCGGCTGGCATCCTGGCCATCGTCGGCATCAGCCGGGAGATGAAGGCCGGGACACCGCTGGGTGGCGCGTACACCGCGATGGTGGGCACGCTCAGTGGCGACCTGACGACGCTTGGGCACACCGCTGCATCTGGCGTCCTGGGGCCTTTCCAGAAGGAGGTCGCCACCCTTCAGGGCCAGATGCCCGCCCTGAACGGCATCATCGGTCAGTTCTCTGTCATCACGGGCAAGACCGCGGGCAACCTGATGGCGGGGCTCGTAGCCGCGTTCATCGCCCTTGAGCCACTGGCCCGCGACGTCGGCGTGTACGTCCTGGATCTCTCGAGCAAGTTCGCCGCTGCGATGTCCGGACCGGGCGTCGTATCGTTCGGTGACTACATCCGCTCGGTCTTCCCTCAGGTGATGCAGTCGGTCGAGTCCATCGTGACCGCCGCTGTGCACCTGGTCGCTGCGCTGGCCCCGCTCGGTATGGGCACCCTCGGGATGCTGCGGGTGTTCACGGACGTCATCAACGCCCTGCCCGTGGATGTCCTCGCCAACCTGGCGACCGTCGCGTACTCGGTCTTCATGGGATTCAAGGCCTACGGGATCCTTTCGGTCGGCGTCACCGCGTTGGGCACCGCGCTGAACTTTGTGGGCGTCTCTGCTGAGACCGCTGCTACAGGGTTGGCCGTGATGAACATCGCCGCCGGTGCCGTTGCCGCGATCCTTGCCGTCGCGATGTTTGCGTTCTCTGCGAGTTCCGAGTCAACCCGTCAGGCCACGCAAGCAGCCAACGACTACGCCGACGCACTGATCCGCTCCAATGGTGCCATTGACGCGAACGTGCGCGAGATGGCGTTCAAAACCCTCCAAGACAATGGCGCGATCGATGCGGCCAAGACCCTCGGCTTGAATCTGTCCCTGGTGACCAGTGCCGCGACAGGCAACATCCCTGCAACGCAGATGCTTGCCGGGCAGATGCAGGGACTGGCAGGTCAGACGGGACTGACCGCTGACAAGACCCTGACTCAGAACGACGCTCTGCGCACCTTGCGTATCGGTCTCGGCGAGAACGCAACAGCCCTCGGCACCGGTACGCAGAAGCAGAAGGATCACGCCGCAGCGATGCTCACGGGCGCGGCGGACGCCGGGACGTTGACTACAGCGACCCTCCTGGGCATGAGCGCGGCGCAGCAGGCCACGAGCGCCGATAAGAGCCAGGTTGCCGCGATCAAGACCCTCAATGCGGCCATAGACGAGGAGATCAGCAAACAACTGAGCCTGGCCGGCGCGACATCGAACGTCGATCAGGCCACGTTGACCATGAACGCGACCCTCAAGGCCAACAACGGCACGATGTCTGAGCACACACAGAAGGGCATCGACGACCGGCGGGCCATCGAAGGTGTCGTGGGCAGCCTTCAGTCCCAGCGGGATGCGAACATCAAGGCTGGCGACTCGACTGCCCTCGCGACGAGTAAGTACAAGACCGCCTCGGCCGCGCTGCTCGACCAGACGGGCAAGATGTACGGCACGACCTCACAGGCGTACAAGTACATGAAGCAGTTGCTGGCCATCCCCAACAACGTCACGACAAAGATCGATGCAAACAAGGATCCTGCTGCGGCGAAGGTCGTCGCAATCGTGGCGCAGATCAACGCGATCCGGCAGGGCAGGGTTCCGGGCATAGACGCCAACACTGCGGCCGGTCGGCAGAAGATCGCGGACCTGCAATGGCAGATTGACCACCTGCGAGGTAGGGCGGTCAGCATCGTGGTTCGGACCCTCAACGCCGTGACGAACAGCGTCACGAACCTGCCGACAAGCAGGCCCGGGGTCACTCCTGCTAACGGAGGCATCCTCACCGGCTTCGCAGCGGGCGGGATTCAGGGCTTCCCGACTGGCGAGTCCCACGTCGCCCAGATCGCCCCGGCCGGCGCGTGGCGTCTGTGGGCTGAGCCTGAGACGGGCGGCGAGGCGTACATCCCCCTGGCCCCGTCCAAGCGCGCCCGCTCGACCGCGATCCTGAACGAGGTCGAACGAGCGTTCGGGCTGAGTGGGGGCACTGACATGACTGGCGTCCGTGCTGATCTGGCTGAGCAGACCAGCATCCTGCGATCCCTGATCCCCGGCTTCAGTGCAGCCCTCGACAGGTCCACCCGAACCGCCCAGACGATGCAGCGACAGATGGCGGGGTGACTGATGACAACCATCGACGTCGTGTTCACAGGCACCTGGATCACAGACCAGGCCACCGGTGCCAGCGTCCAGGTGTTCAAGACAGACCGCACCGAGCAGGACACCGTGGGTGCCACCGTGCGCACCTACGCGGGCGGTCGGCGCCGGATCATCTCCACTCCCGCAGATGTCCGATCATCAGCGCTGACCTTCCAGCGCGCCTCGGGTGCCGACGTCGAGGTGCTGCGCTTGTGGCGCGGTCGGCTCCTACTGCTGCGCGACTTTCAGGGATGGCGGCGCTGGGGCATGTATGCCGACATCGCTCCGGTGTCGATCAACCGGGGTTCGGGACAGGACCCGCTCTATGCCGTGTCGTTGACATGGGTGGACTCTGATTTCACCGAGGGCTCTTGACGTGCAGTCCCTGACCGCGCCCCCCCGCACCGCCTACAGCGCAGCCCAGATCACCGCGCTCCTGGTGGCCCCCGACCTCGAGGTGGACTTCGGCGTGGAGCGGCTGTCCCCGACCCTGGCGCTCCTCGAGGACATCAGCGCGGACGTCTCCGGTGGGACGGTCCGCCATGACAACCTCGCCAACACCCACGGCACCATCGAGGGCCTGACGATCTCCCGGGCGCTCGCCTGGGGTGTGGACCGCCTCCGCCCCTACATGCTCCTGAGCAGCCCGTCTGTGGGCGTGAGCGGGGTCCGGTTCAACCAGGGCGTGTTCATCCCGACCACTTCACCCGACTTGACCCTGGGCGAGACCCCGCAGTCCTACACCGTCACCGGGTTCGACCAGCTGGTGTTGTTGCTCGACAACGTTGGCGACTCCTACAGCGTGGCCGCTGGCGTCAACGTGCTCGTGGCTGTCCGGGCTGTCCTGACGGCGGCGGGGATCGTCGCCCCGGTGCTGCTGGACTCGTCCGGCTCAGCGAAGACGCTGGCGACTGTGATGACGTGGGTGCAGTCCAGCAGCGAGTCCGCGACCTGGCTGCGGATCTGCAACGAACTGCTGGCCGCGATCGGCTACCGGGGTATCTGGTGCGACCAGGACGGCGCGTTCTGTTCGTCGCCGTATGTGCTGCCTGCTGATCGCCCGTCCGAGTGGCGCTTCGACGTCGGCAGTCTCACCGTGGGCATGGTCGCTGAGGCCCGCACGGTCACCTCCGATGTGTGGGGTCAGCCCAACCGGTGGCGCTTCGTCCGCAACGACCTCACCACCGCGCCGACCGAGGGCGCAGGCCGCTACACCACGGACAACACAGTCACAGGGCCGTCCTCGCAGGCTGCGCTGGGACACATCGCCCGCGCACCTGTCCAGTATCTTGACGCAACCTCACAGGCCGATCTGGTCGTGCAAGGCAACCGGATCAAGGCCGCTGCGATGGCCACCAACGAGGTTGTCAGCGCCAAGGTGAGCCCGTTCCCGATCGCCTGGCACGCCGACCGGGTGACCTACGCCGACCCCGCGCTCGGGGTGGACCGTGAAGCCCAGTGCCGCTCCTGGTCGCTGCCCCTTGACGGCAGTGACGGCGACTATGTGATGGAGTCGATATGACCGAGTACGCAACGGTGAGCCAAGCCAGCCCTCTGCGGGTCCTGCTTGACTCTTCCGACACCGACGACCCGGCCCAGTGCCTCGGGTCCTACGCACCTGTGGTCAATGCTCGGGTCGCCGTGGAGCGGTTCGGCAAGGGTCTGCTCGTCATGGGCCGCGCAGGTGCCCCAAACTTCTGGGTGGCTCCCACGCTGGCAGGCACCTGGGCGAACTACGGCGCCGGCTACCAGGTCGCCGGCTACCGGGACATGGGTAACGGCACGGGCATGCTCCGGGGCCTGGTCAAGGCGGGTGCGGTCGGGACCATATTCACTCTCCCCTCATCGCTGTGCCCAACGGCCACCGAGATGTTCATGTGCATCGCAGCCTCAGGCGCAGGTCTCGCTGTGGTGAATGTGATGACCACTGGCGTGGTCCAGCTGGGTTCCTACCTCGCTGGTGGCACCAACTCTGCGGTGTCCCTGTCGGGCATCTCCTTCAGCAAGACGTGACCAACTTTCCGCCCGACCCCGGAGGCACGAATGGCTGACATCGCAGACGTGGTCACCGCGCCGGGCAAAACCAAGGTCGCCAAGGGTGTGCCTGTGCCGCCGCTGACCGTGTCCGTCAACGGCGTGACCGTGCCTGCCGTGACCATCAAGGGCGCTCCGTACCTTCCGACCCAGGGAGACAAAGTGGTCACCATCCCGCTGTCTGACGGCCGCGTCCTGATCCTGGGACCGACCTCATGACCGTCACCACCCTGGCCTACACCGGCGCAGGTCCGCAGACCTACACGGTCCCCGCAGGTGTCGTGTCCGTCAAGATCGAGTGCTGGGGTGCTGCGGGTGGCGCCGGGTCGAGTTTCGGTGGGTATGCCACCGGCATCTATGTGGTCGCTCCCGCCACCGTCCTGAACGTCTACGTCGGCGGCACGACCACGAACAACGTCGGCGGGTTCAACGGTGGCGGCCATGGCGGCTTCGGCTACGGCGGCGGCGGGGCCAGCGATGTGCGCCTCGGCGTGACGCTCGCCAGCCGCATCATTGTCGGCGGCGGCGGTGGTGGCAACGGCACCAGTGGCGCCAACGGTGGCGGCTACGGTGGCGGCACGAACGGTCGCAACGGCATCGGCGGTTCCATCAATGCCCCCGGAGGCACGCAGACGAGCGGGAACGCCCTCGGTTACGGCGGCGACGTCGCCAGCGGCGGCAACGCCGGTGGTGGTGGCGGTGGCTACTGGGGTGGCGGTGCTGGCAGGGGTGCCGGTGGCGGCGGTGGCGGGTCGGGCTTCCTGGCTACGGGGTTGTTCGCCAAGTCGATGCAGAACGGCGTGCGCAACGGCAACGGCCAGGTCACCATCACCGCCCTCAACACCGCACCGCTGGCACCGACCCTGACCGCGCTGCCCGTAAACATCGTGGCATCGGTGCCCAACGTGCTCGCGTGGCGGTTCAACGACAACGACGCCGGTGACAGCCAAAGCAGGGCCGACGTGCGGTCCAAGGTCAACGGCGCCGGGACGTGGACGACGGTCACCAGCGCGGCCACGACCGCGCAGTCCTACACCCTGCCCGCGTCCACGTGGGCTACCGGCTCCGTCGAGTGGCAGGTCGCGTGCTGGGACTTCAACAGCGCAGCAGGGCCGTGGAGCGCCAGCGGGTTCGTCGGCACCGTCGCCGCAGTCCCCGCCCCGACGATCACCTCACCGGCCACGGACGGCCTCGACCAGCTGGTCACACCCGTGGAGGTGGACTGGACCCTGCCCACCGGGTGGACCCAGGAGGCGTACTGGGTTCTGCGAGGGTCCGCCGCAGGGCTGAGCGACTACTTCGACTCCGGGGTCGTCGTCTCTGCCGCCCTGTATGCGATGGTGCCGCTGGACCCGATCAGTGGACGCACCGACTACCTGACGCTCACGTTCCGCAGCGGTGGCAACTGGAGCGTGGCCGCCAGCCGGACCGTGGTCGGGCAGATCGCCCCGCCGATGGTCCCTGTCGTGTTCCTCGCGCAGACCCCGGGCCTGCCGGAGGTGGTCGCCACGATCATCAACCCCGCCGGTTCGGGTGGGTTCTCCGACACGCTGGTCACAGACCTGTACCGCACCAGCCCGGACAACACGACGACCCGGATCGCAGCGAACCTGGCCAACAACTCGGTGGTCACCGACCTGCTGCCGACTGGCGGGGTCAACGAGTACCTGGCGAAGGCGTTTGCTGCCAACGCCAGTTTCGCGATCAGCGCCACCGACGACGCGAGCGCCTACGCAGATGTCTACAGCGATACCTACTGAGGAGCGAGTCCGATGAGCGGTGGCCTGACAGGAACACACGTCCCCGGCGAGACGGGGGCCGTCGGTGACGAGAACGCCCGCGACGCGGCCATCAACGGCAAGACGACCCCTGCCGACGTGGACACCAAGATCAGCACGGCCCTCGCCGGGGTGACCGTTGCAGTGGCCGCGTACCTGGACCCTGAGCTGGACGCCAAGATCGCCGTCCAGCACGCGACCGACGACGCCGCATACCAGCCTCTCCCGACCGGACCCGATGTTGCGTTCGGGCCGAACACGCAAAACTCGTTGACGACGGGCGGCGCAGACACTGCGATCGGAGGAGGTGCGCAATACTCGTTGACGACAGGCAGCAACGACACTGCAGTCGGGCAGGGCGCGCAGCAATACCTGACGACGGGCGGCAGCGACACCGCGATCGGGGAGTCCGCGCAATTCGAGCCGCTCGGTGTTGGTGCTAATGCCACCACCACTGCTAGCAACCAAACCAGCGTAGGCACGGAGACCGGCCAGTCCTCCGCGACGCAGGTCGATGGGATCACCACCATCGGATACCGGGCAGTCGCCGGGGCAGCCAACGCCTCATCCCTCGGCGCACGGGCACGAGCCGACCACTCCGGCTCTGTCGCCCTCGGCTCCGACACCCTCACCACCGCCACTGGTCAGGTCATGGTCGGGCCGCGCGACGTCGAGATCACCGACACCACAAAGGGCGTCGTCATCAAGTCCCCTGACGGCACCCGCTACCGCATCACGGTCGCCAACGGCGGCGCACTGAGCACGGGCGCTGGCTCCATATTTGGGCAACTCCCCGACGCCGTTGAACAGGTCGCCTACGTCACACCACGTGGCAACGACAGCAACAACGGACTCAGCCCCAAGTCCGCCAAACTCACCATCGCCGCCGCACTGACCGCCCTCGCCGGCAACCCCGGCACGATTTACCTTGGCGCGGGCACGATCACCACGGCGGCAACACACACCCTGCCCGGCGGCACGTCGATCATCGGGGCCGCCCGTGGCATGACCACCATCGCCTACACAGGCACGGGCGCCCTGTTCCAGGCCACGTCGGGAACGCGCACCTACGACATCAGGATCAGCGGCATTGTTCTCGCAGGTCCCGCGATGGGCACCGGGACCGCGATTGACCTCGTGGACGCTTCCATGTCTCGGATCTCTGACTGCACCTTCAACAACTGGCTGACAGCGGTGTCGAACCGCTCCACGATCAGTGGTGGAGCGGTCTATAACCGGGTCTACGACTGCATGGTCAACTCCTGCACCACTGGCGTCCTAATTGGCGCAACCGGCTCCAACTCTGCCCGCATCCGAGACACGAAGTTCGGTGCCTGCACCATCGGCGTCAGCATCACCGACTCCAACGAGAACGCCATCAGCGACTGCGAGTTCGAGGCCTGCACCACTGCCGTCAAGATCGACGCGACAGGCGCGGGATCAGGTGATTTCAACTCGATCAGCACGTGCCGATTCGAGAGCAACCCGACCGCTTTCAACATCGCGTCGGCCTACGTCCGGTACTCCGCGATCCTTAACCCGGCGATCATGGGCTCCGGTGGCGTCGTCGCGGACAGCAGCACATCGACCTCGTTCCGTGGCGGCGGTTTCCAGAACTTCGAGGCGTCGGCTCAGCAGGACGCGCTCGGCGCGTGGCGATTCACTCGCATTGCCAACGGCGGCTCAGAGTTGCCAAACGTGGTCATCAGCGACCCAGTAACGACGAGCGGCACTCCCGTGTCCCTACAGGTCGAGACAGGCCGCAGCGCGGGTTTCTTCTTCCGGGGCATGCAGTCGGGGAGTAAGAACGCCGAGATCACGGCTACCGGGCAGGGTCGGTTCGTGGCCGGTATCGGGGTGGGGAACAGCGCAGCCGCGACGACTCCTGGCAGCGTCGTCAAGAAGATCCAGGTCTTTGACGCGACCGGGACCAGCCTCGGATACATCGCCGTCTACTCCGCGATCACCTGATCCCGCATCCCCCGACCCCCGACCCGGCTACATCCCGCCCGCGACTCGGTGCTCACCTACCCGTGAAGGGGCTGGCCTGACCGCCCGAGAGGGGTAATACCGTGAAGGGAAGGTGAACCGTGGACGCTGGTAGCATCTCGGCGTTCCTCATCGGCACCACCTCCCTCATCGGATGGCTGGTCGTCCAGACCCAGTCGCACAGCCGCGCGCAACGCCTCGAGCTGAGAGCCCGCCGCAGGCACGCCCTGCTCGCAGACCGCTACATCTTTCGGCTCGAACACGACATCGCCCGCACAGGCAAGGCGCTACCAGACAAGCCGGACGGTTACGACGATGAGGAAGGTTACTGAGATGGTTGCTGAGCCCCCGCTGGTCACCCACGACGAAGACCTCGATCGGGCCGCCCGCGGCGACAGGTGGCGCTTGGCCGCGATCCTGCTCGCCGGACTGCTCATCCTCGCCGCCGCATGGTCGTTCTACGCCATGAACACGGTCGCACAGAACAAGGCCACCGCTGAGGCGTCCGCGAAGTACACCCTGGCCCAGCAGGTAGCAGCCGCATGTGCGGTCAAGGACCAGGCGGGCGACCTTGGCGGTCTCTGCCAGTCCGCGAACCAGATCGTCAGCCAAGGCACCGCCGGGTTGCCAGGGACACAGGGTATTCCCGGCATCCCCGGCCTCAGCGGTGCTCAGGGCATCACCGGGGCACAGGGTCCGCTCGGACCCAAGGGGATCCAAGGGATCCAAGGTGTTACCGGCCTGATGGGGCCACAGGGCATCTTCGGGGTCCCTGGTTCGCAGGGGACTGTCGGCGCGGCTGGGGCAACCGGCACGGTCGGGGCGAAGGGTGACACCGGACCGGCCGGGACACCAGGGGCTGATGGTGCGAAGGGTGACCACGGACCCGCAGGGACCAACGGCACCAACGGCGCTCCCGGTGCGGACGGCCGAAGCGCCTACCCGTTCACGTTCACCTTCACATCCACAAACGACCAGACGTGGACCTGCACCCTGCCCGCAGCCGGCGCACCCGGCACCTGCACCGAAGTCCCCGCCACAACACCAACCACCGGAGGCTGACGTGACCAGGACCTGTTACGACGCGATCCGTTCCGTGCGCTGCTTTGTACTCCTTGCAATCTTGCCATCGGCAACATGAACGACGACCCGGCGCGGCTAGAAACCGCCGCTCAATACCTACGGAGATGGTCTTAGTGCGCACCTTTTACGATGCAATCTCCCCGGCGAACATCCCCGTGACGGCGCAGGGTGTCTGCGGTTACGTCGACGGCCGCTACGCATGGTCGGCTGCGGAATGGGCTCGGTTCCCTCACGCGGTCAAGGCCCGAATCGCAGTGTTCTCCTCCACCAATGACGGGCACGTCCTCGATGTCGAACCGGGCTGCTCCACCCCCGCGTCAGCCCCCGGCTGGGTTGTGCGGCGTCGCAAGGCTGGCATCGACCCGACCGTCTACTGCTCCCTGTCTGCGTGGCCCACCGTCAAGGCCGCGTTCCGCAACGCAGGGGTCACCGAGCCGCACTGGTGGGTCGCCGCGTACCCCGGCAACGGCGCGAACCTCTACCCCGGCTCGATCGCCCATCAATGGCAGAACCCTGGCCCGGTCGACATCTCCGTCGTCGCCGACTACTGGCCCGGAGTCGACACCACCACCACCCCAACCCAAGGAGTAGACATGCCCCTCACCCAAGCCGATGTCAGTGCAGTCGTGACAGGCGTCCTCAGTGCCACCCTCGGACGCTCGACCCAGAACGTCGCCCAGGCCCTCCAGAACGCCGGGAGCATCAGCAACGGCCCCACCCTGGCAGCCATCGTCGCCGCCGTCGTGCCTGCCGTCGTGGCTGCGCTGCCCAAGCCGCCCGTCACCCCGACGTCCGGTCCCGTGGTCGGCGGACTCACCCCCGCACAGGTCACCGCCGCCGTGGTCGAGGGCGTCCGTGTCGCGTTCAAGAGCATCCCGTGACCGCCATCAAGACCTGGGCCTACGACGTCGGTGTGCGCGCTCTCAAGACGTTCGCGCAGACCCTCGCCGGGATGCTCGGGGCCAACGCCGTGGATATCCTGCACGTGGACTGGCGCGCTGACCTCGCTGTTGCGGCCGGTGCAGCTGTGGCGTGCGTGCTGCAGAACGTGCAGTCGTTCCCCAGCAGGCAGCCGGCCACCCCCACATCACCCGTCGCCGGCTAGCGACATGCCATGCCCGAGGTGGGCCGGTGGAGCCGATGGGTTCCCGCAGACCGACCGCGCATCAAGATCCGGCTTGACCAACCGGGCCACTTCCCACGAAACCCTCCGGCTCGACCCGATCGTCCGTAACTCCCTGCTCGTCCTCGCCCTCGGGGTCGCCCTGATCCTGGCCGGTATCGCACTCGCACCACCCGCCTGACACTCGCCCCCGGTTTGAGCGGGGACGACAACGAAGCCCCCACCCTTTCGAGGGTGGGGGCTATTCGTCATGCCCAGGTCCTACCGCTCTACGGCGAGGGCGATCTTGGCCGCAACGTCATCGTTCGCAGCGGCATACACGGCCGTCGTTACCGGAGACGAGTGCCCCATGAGCTTGCCGACCGCGATGAGGTCGCCTGTCGCCCGGTAGGCGAGCGTCCCGTACCGGTGCCGCAACGTATGGAATGTCGCGGTCACACCGTGGGCATGGAACGCCCGGTTGATCTTCCGCTGCAACGTCGCTGCGCTGTACCGCTTGCCGCCCGCCGTGACCACACTCCCACCTGTGGCGGGCAAGAGTTCATCCACGAGGATGGGGCCGATCGGGACGACCCGCGACTTATCCCCCTTGGAACGCACGACCCGGATCTGACGAGCGTCAAGGTCCACGTCGACCCAGTCGAGCGCGGCGGCCTCAGAGACGCGCATCCCGGCGTAGGCACCCAGACACACGGCACGGCGTAGGTCCGGCGCCAGCACCGCGAGGACCTTGTGCAGGTCGGCGCGGGACATGGGGCGCGGTAGCCCGTTGGGGACGTGTGGCGCGTCCAGGCGCAGGGTTGGGTCATCGTCGCGGTGTTCCCAGCGGGCTGCCCACCTGTAGAACGTCCGCAGGTTGGTCAGGTCATTGTTACGTGTGGCCGGGGCGAGGTCACGACGGGTCGCCCACCACGCCTCCACATCCTCACGGGTTGCGGTCCCGGCGTTGCCGATGCAGTGCAGGACGCGCGCGCGCGACCTCACTGTGTTCTCTGGAACGTGCTCACCTCTAGACCAGTCGAGCCATGCCATTGAAAGATCGTCCATCATGTCCCCAGTCTAAGCCTCAAATGACTAATAATCTATATTATCGGTCACTCGACCACAAATGGATGAGCGCCGTGTCGTGCTCAAAAAGCGCCCGAAGCACCCCTGTGTTCTCATCAGGCCGCGACGCGATAACGGTCGTTATCCGGCAGGGCCGTCGGCCATAAAGGGCGGCCGTCCGGTGGGAGATTGACCGACTTCTCTTCGCCGGTCCAGAGCCATTCTAGCGTGACAGGCGTGGCGTTGGCCCACGCGATCATGAATGGCGGCTTGTGAGGCGCGTCTGGGTTGATCTCGTAGGTCGACACTGTGCCCGACGAAATACCAATGAGGGCGGCAAACTCCTCCTGGCTGAGGCCGGTCAGCTCGCGCGCCTTGCGCAGCCGGTCGGCAATCGTCCACACGTAGGAGACCACTGGCTCCGCTTCGTTGGTAGTCATGTATCCAACATAGGCACACTGCACAACTTTGTGCAAGTGGTTGAGAGTGGACAAATTCCAGCGACACGCCCGGTGCGACAAATTGCGCAGACTCGCAGTCCTAGGTCCTTGCGCCCAATTGGCTATAGGGCTAATTTTGTGCACATGCCCACAAACGACCTAATCGGCTCCCTCGAAGCCGCTGACATTCTCGGGATCAACAGGAACACGTTCAACCGCTGGGCCAAGTCAGGGAAGGTCCCCACCTACCTCACCGCGCCCAGCAAGGTCGGAGCCCGGCTGTTCAAGCGCGCCGACATCGAGGCGCTCGCATCACAGCCCACCGAGCGCGCGTCATGACCGTCACAGACATCGTCCCCGCCACCAACATGGCAGAACTGGACACGCTCGACCCGCAGTCCCGCGAGGTCGCCATGTTGGGGATGTTGGAGCAGGCCCACACGTGGCTCGCCCACGCCGTAGAGACCTCCGCCCCTGCACGCGACATCGCGGACTTCAAGGCGTTCATCGCGACCGCTGCCGATGCTGCGAAGCGTCTCAAGGTCAGTAAGGAGATCCAAGTGGACGCCGAGGTCATGGTCCGTCGTTCGGAGCGTGCTCTTGGTCAGTCGATCCGGGGAGGTCAGGAGGCTGGAGAGATCCGCACGCGAGAATCGTCGCTCAAGCCGGGTGGGCCTGCTGGGAAATCGTCTTACACCCCTTCCAGCCTTCCATCCCCACGCGAGTTCTTTCACCACGACGACGAGCGCAGCGACACCTACGCGATGACCGACGACGTGAACGACGACGACTTCGAAACCGCGCTCACGGAAGCCAAAGACGAGGGCAACGTGTCCCGCGCCAACGTGGTCCGCAAGATCAAAGCCCCCCGCGAGTCCACCTACGCCGAGCAGCAGGCCGCCAAATGGGACCGCGTCACCACCCTCGCCGCGACCGGGTCCACCACACGACAGATCGCCGCCGATGTCGGCATGAGCGAAGGCGGAGTCAAGGCGGGAGCCAAGCAACACGACATTGACATCCGGGCCGACCGCGTCGTCGGCCGCACACGCCGCCTCGACAGCAACCGGATCATCCGCGAATGCGTGGCCGAGCTCGAAGGCGTCGTCAGCGGACTCGCGCTCGTCAACTACAACGACATCGACCCGGAGGAAGCCCCGACATGGGTCGACTCCCTGACCAAATCAATGTCCGCCATCTCCAAGGCAAACCGACAGATCAAGGAGTCGCTCCAATGACTACAAAGACTACCCCCAAAGTCGACCGGGA